ATACAAATGAGTTAAATATTGAATCGCTTATAATTAATTCTTTACCCATAATACCAGTAACTATATCGGTGGTAGCAAATACTACCATTACAGCAAATGATAAAAAACCAATTATAGTTTTTTCATTGTAGCTATTTTCGTCTTTAAAAATGTCTTTAAAGGCCATGATTTTATTTTTTATATTGTTGTACATATAAAAACAATTGATTATAACAAATTATATGGTTATACATATAAAAAAAGAGCGCTAATGCGCCCTTAATTTATAATAAAAAATGATATGTTTATTTTTTTAGCAATTTAAGAAACCAAGACTTTACAATATCCCAATTACGTGTAGCAAATACACCTAACGCAAATCCAGCATAAATCTTAAAACCAGTAACCCATAATAAAATTCCAATAATAGCTCCTGCTATTCCTTCTATCCCATTAGCTATAACCCAGTCTTTAACTTTATTATAAACTTTTTTTATTAGACTAATTTTTTCAATTATTTCTTCTTTAACTACTTTTTTCTTACGTGCCATGATTATTTATTTTTATTATACATATTTAAAATCTATTAACCATCACAACTGAGACAGTCTTCACTAGTTCTGGAACCTAAATCACCTTTAATTACAGAATCAGTTCTTAAATAATATAATGTTTTAATACCTAACTTCCATGCTTCCATGTGTACTTGATTAATCCATTTAGGAGAATCACTAGGATCAAAAGCAACATTTAAAGATTGAGTTTGATCAATATATCTTTGACGAATAGCAGCTTGTTGAACTAATGCAAGTTGATTAATTTCTGGAAAAGTTAAAAATACTTCTTTTTCTTCTTCAGTTAATACATCTGATGATAAATTTTGAACTGAACCATTATCAGAAAGTATTTTTTCCCAATGTTTACTTTGATTTTTACCTTTAGCTGTTAAAAGTTTTTCTAGTTCAGGATTTCTAACAATAAAAGTTCCTTTAGCCCCATTAAATACATAAACATTTGCTGGGTGAGGTTCAATCCCTGCTGAGCAGGTATTAATTCTAGAGTTAGATACAGTAGGTGCAATAGCTAAAACATGAGTATTTCTCATACCTGTTCCTCTACACCAAAGTGGCTCTCCATATTCAACTGCTAATTGGCGAGAAGCAGCTTCTGCTTTAATTCTAATATCACTAAAAATAGTATGTGTCCATGCTGTAGAAGCTATGGAATTAAATGGTAATTCTTTTTGTTGTAAGAAGGTGTGCCACCCCATTACGCCTAAACCTAATGCTCTACCTTTTTTAGCATGTCTATGAGAACGAACCATTGAATCTTTTCCATTTGTTTTTTGGATAAATTCTTCCATTACACCATCTAAAAAATAAGTAGCAATTTCAACAACATCTGTATCTTTCCACTCATCATATTTAGCTAAATTTAACGAAGATAAACAACAAATAAATGAATGTTCTTCATCTGTATGGAGTGTGATTTCAGAACAAATATTAGTCATCGTAACATCTAAATTATTCATTCTGTATGCTAAGGGATTATCCTTATTAACATTGTCACTAAACATGATGTAAGGTTCTCCAGTTTCTACACGTGATTTAAGTATTTCAAGCCATAAAGACATAGCTTCGCTATCTCTATCCTGTAAGCGCTTCATAAACGCATCATCAACCATTACAGCTTGATGTAAATTTAAACACTGTCTATTAGGATCACCTTTAGGACGACGAATTTGTAAAAATTCTTTAATGTCTGGGTGATTAATGTCTAAATTTACTGAAGCTGCTCCACGTCTTACACTACCTTGATTAGTAGCAATAATAGTTGAGTCATAAATTTTAGCCCAAGGTACTACACCTTCTGATTTTCCATTTCCTGTAATGCCTGCTCCTCTTCCTCTAATCCTTGACAATGAAATACCAACGCCTCCTCCATAAGAGGTAAGACGCATAAGCTCAGCATTTGTGAGACCAATACCCCTAACTGAATCAGGAGTATCAATCCCAAAACAACTAATAGGAAGACCCCTGTCTGTACCAGTATTAGATAAAACAGGGCTAGCAAGTCCAATCCATCCATTCCAAATATATTTATAAAATTTACTTTCTAAATCAGGACGATTTAATCGTGAAGCTACAGCATGTGCCACTCTACGATATGCCTTTTTAGGAGTTTCTCCGGGCATTAAATATCCTTTTGATATAGTAGATAAAGCTACTTCATCAAAGAATTCAGGAAAATCTTTACCACGTTCCCAAGTTGTATAATCTGCTATTAAGTTATTACCCATTTTAAAAAATTGATTCGTCCCATTGAAGGTGACCTTTACTATAATTTGTTACTCTGTTTGCAAAGAAATCAGTATGCTGTTTACCAGCTGATAAAGCATCAAACCATTTCATCCTTTCTACGGCTGTAAGGTCAATATTACCAACAATTCCTTTATAACCCAAATCTCCTAATTTAGTATTAACTCGATTTTTAATAAAATGCTCTAAATCATATTGAGAACAACCTTCTAAATCTCCTAACTCATAACATTTTTTAATAAAATCAATTTCAAGTTTAAGTGATAATAAGGCCGCTTCATTAATTGCAGCTTCTAATTCTGGTGTTTTTAACTCTGGATTTTCTTCAATTAAAGTTCTAAATAACCAACACCCTGCTTCTGAATGAAGAGATTCATCTCTAATAGACCATTCAACAATTTGACCTACTCCTTTTAGTTTATTCCTCATTTTAAATGATAAAAGAATAGCAAATGAACTAAATAAATTAACCCCTTCAGTAAATGCTGAAAATACTGCTAATGATTTAGCAATTTCATGAAGATTTTTTTCACCATTAAAACTATCTCTAACAGAAGTAAGGGCTTCAATTTTAGCCATTGTAGCGTCATCCTCCATAAACTCATCAAAATTTTCAAGTCCAAGAGTTTCATTTAATAATGAATAAGCTTCAGCATGGATAGTTTCAAAAGCACCAAAAGTTGTTGCCATCATTATTACTTCGGGTTTTCTAAACCATTTAGTTACTAATCCAGACCAGTAATCATTTACAATTGTTTCTGTTTGAGCAAAACCCTTTAAAATAGAACCAATAATATTTTTTTCAGTTTCATTTAAATTTTGATTCCAATCTGTTAAGTCTGACATCATAGGAACTTCAGTATGTAACCAATGTGCTTGTTGTTGTTTGAGCCAATAATCAGCAGCTTCTTGATATTCGAATGGTTTATAAACAATTCGTTCCTGCATAAGGTTTTTCTTTGCCATTATTTTTTTAGGTAAATTAAGTTAAAGATTATTTAAAAGTGATCGGTTCATTTGCAACTGATTGTGTTCTGCTATACTAAAATTAGCTTGTATTGTATTGTTTTCTGATGATTCTTCTTGTGTAGATAATGATTGAAATTCTTCATCACTAACCATTTCGAATTTACCTATTGCAATATCAATAAAAGTCCCAAACGTAAGTCCATCCATACCGTATCTATTCTTCATAATATGGAATCTTCCAACCCCTGTTTGTTTATCTTTAGCTTTGCGACTAATAGAAGCACAAAAATCCGTAATCATCATTTTGTCATAAGAGCCCGCTGCTTTATGTCCCTCAATAATATCATCTTGAGCTCCTTGTCGGTTAACCTGAGATGCAGACCAAATTGGGATATCTAGCTCGCGGGCTAATCCTTTAGTGCTTGTATAAATATCATCAATTTCATCCTTTCGTTCCCTAGTTGTTTTATTTGAGCGAAGAAGGTCAACATAATCAACAACAATCATATCAGGTTTTGTTCCTAAATCAGTACATTTTTGAATATGTGACTCTACTGTCGAAACTCCGGCTTTACCTGGTGAGAATTCTTTAATAATAAGATTTCCAGGTAATTTAGTCATAACTTCTTTTATTTCTTCTTTATGATACATAACCTCATTTGCTGGGATCTGAGTAAAATAGGCATCAAAACGTCTTCCAACATAATCTTCTCCTAATTCTAAAGTATAATAAACTACATTATACCCTAATTTAACAGCATGTCCAGCTAAAGCTACTAGGCTCCATGATTTACCACCTCCTGGACCACCAAATATAAGACCAAAATCTCCATTTCCGAGACCTCCTTGAAGAATTTTATTAAATTCATCCCAAGGAGTTGGAATAGTAATTCGTTGCTCTTCGCGATAACGTGTTTCAATGTCTTTAAGGTATTCATGTCCAATATTCTTATCCATACCCGCTTTAAGGGCATTATCAATTAAACCTCGGATAGAATCATAATCCTCAGCTTTTAATAAATCTACACTATTTAATAGTGCTTTTTTAAGTTGTTGGTTCTTACAAAAAGAAGCAAATTCAGATTCAATATATTCAGCATCTGTAGCTACAATTTTATAAGCATCACGAAGTTGTTCTCTAATAGAAACCTTTAAAACATCATTAGTTACCTTCTCATATTCAGATTTTAGTACTTCTGGTGTTGGAGTAGTGTGATATTCATGGTAATATTTAAGAATATTATCAATAACCCATTTATGCGCCTGATTATCAAAATAAGATGAATCTAGAATATCATATATGTTAGTTAAAAATTCTTTACGTTCTAGTAATGAATGGATAACTTTTACTTGAAAGGCTGAGCCGTATTTATTTAATTCACTTAGAGTCATCTACAAAACTATTTAATATTCGAAACTGATTATTAATCCAAAATTCTACGTTTTTAATTAAATGGCGTAACCCATCTTCTTGGTAGAATTTAAGGAAAGGAACCACATTAAGCACGGGTGTTTGTTCTTTTATTTGGTCTTCTATATACCTTTTTTCTAAATCATCCATCATAGGATTATGTAAATCCATGATTTTATAATTCTTTCTTAAATTAGCTTCATCAAATACTACACGAGAATATATAACATGCTCTTTATGCTTTTCAGCTGCAATATTAATTATATCATCTAAAGTAAGTATTCGTTCATTTAATTCAGGGAATAATTTATGTAATTTTTTCTCTCCTAAACCTTTAACTCCAGGTACTTTATCAGAAGCATCTCCCATTAATACTTTATATAAAATAAAATTTTCAGGTAAAACTCTAAATTTATCTACAATAGTATCTCGGTTGTAATAATCTTTTTCAATAGGACGATACACACAAATTTTATCACTTACTAATTGAATAAAATCTTTATCACTCGAAACAATAAACGCACGAGAGTTGTCATTATTATTGGTGATAGTTTGCGCTAAATGCGCGATAATATCGTCGGCCTCTACCTTATCGAGCGCTATGGTTTTAACAGGGAGACACTTGAGATAATCGATTAATCTTACAATTTGGTCTACTTTAGCATCATGTTCATCTCCAACATCTTCAAATATTTCCCAGTTAGTAATTCGAGAAATATGCCTACCTGATTTATATTCTGAAAGAATATTTTTTCGATTCATTGAAGAATTTTCCCCATCAAAAATTATATACATTGACGTAGGATCAATAGCATTTATTAGAGTCCCCAACGAACGAAGAAACCCACCTAATCCACCTATATGAACTCCATGCTCATTTACAATATTAAGCATAGCGAAGTTTCTGAAAAATAGATTTAGACCGTCGATGATCAGTATTCTGTCATTTTTAGAGGATGGTGCGTCATTAACCTCATCCATATTGTTGAGGAGCTCTAATAAATTATTATTTGCCATTTTTATTCGGGTTCTTGAACGTGTAAGTCCGTAGGTTCAATTGAATCTGTTTCTTCTACAATTTTAAAATCACCACCACCTAGGATTTTACTCCATTCTGCTGTATGATCATCTTTGTATTTCTTGATATCTTTATCATCATCAATAATAAATCCATGAGGTGTCATAATAATTCTACCTCTGGTTGTAATACCATTAATATGATTTTTATCAATTTGAAGGTTAGTACGCTTAGCAAATTCAACCTGTTTACTATCTTTGATTGCTTTAATCTTAGAAGTTCCAGCATTGGCAATATTACCAAATGTAACTACAAATGTAGCATCAAACCACATAGCAAACCCACCTTTATTCATTAATTTAGGTTTACCCATTGGGTTTTCAGGCTTAGCAGTCCACACTTTATTTACACAAACTAATGTATTCGTATATTTTGAAGACTCTTTACGAGATAATGTAATCAATTGATTAACACTATTACCAAATTGAGTTGACATAGCACCTGCATTCCACTCATTATTGTTCTTGTTAGATTTAACAGACATTTCACAAGGTACTGAACCAATTGAATCCCAGAAGAAACATAAATCATAAGGTAAATTACCTTTCTTTTGTTCATCAAGTAAATCAAGGATAAATGCTGCTACATCTTCAATTGTGTGAATTGATTCACGATCAGCATAAATAAAGAATCCTTTATAATCTACTAATTCACCAGTTTCTTCATCCCAAACTTCTTCAATTTCAAGACCCATTTGGGTTGCATGTTCCCAGTTCCATTTCATTTCAGTTACAATGAATACAGGTAAAATACCTGATTTTTGGCAAGCTACTGCAGCTTCAATAAGTGCAGTAGTCTTACCTGTATCAGAATGACCTCGAAGTAAACAAATGTGACCAGCTGGAAGGCCAGGCACAGATGTTACTGATTGGAAAGCTGGTGATAGGGGAATCCATTGTTGTTCTTTAAATTTAACAGAGCCGGTTAGACCCTTCTTATTTTTAAAATTCCCTAGATCGAAATTTGACTTAATCTCAGCTGATACAGCTGCGGTTAAAGATTTACTTGCTTTTCTGGCCATAATCAGAAAGGCAGATCATCAGTCTTGTTACTATCTTCATCAAATAAACTATCAAATTTATCAAGTTTATTTTGCTTCACATTTTGAACTGAAGTATTAACTGAGTAATTAGTTTTGGGTGTGTCAGTGTCTTTCTCATCATCAATAATGTCACCTTCTTGGACTGCATCTTCAGGAGTTAACCATGATTCAAGTGCTTCTTTCATTTCCTCATAAGGAATTTTCTTAAATACACCTTGAGGATCAACTTGATTTTCTAACCACAATTCAATTTGATCAGCTTCTCCAGCAGGAGCACTTTTCATTGATGGTGATGCTGTAGTACGATTGTACTTAGTCCCTGTCATTTCAGGTCCTTCAGTATTTAACTTAATATCACGACCTTGATTAATGTCAGTATAATCACCAACTTCATCATCCATAGCTAGTTGAAGGAAAGTCGAATATAACTCCTTACCAAACTGCCAAATTTTAACACCTTCATCTTCCATACCTCGGACGATTACAGGGGCAAAATAACGAACTTTTGGCTCAAGTTTCTTAGCTAACTTCCAGTTTTCAGGCTGATCTGTTTGGCGAAGTTTTTTAGCAAATTCAACCAGTGGATCTTTATCACCAAAATTTGTAGGTGAAATCATTACTGGTTTGCCTATCCCATAATGGAAATATAGCTCACTAAATGGTGTAGTTTTGTTAAACTTTGACGGCATAATACGAACCGTTTGTTTTCCAATTGAAGGTTTCCAAAACAATGACTTTCCATTGTTTGAATTGTTAGAGGCTGGTTTTTGCAGGGCCTCTAAACGCTGCTTGATTACGTCTAAATCCATGTTGTTTATAACTTATTATTAATAACTAAATATACGAAAGGGTTTGGCGATAGCCAAGTTAAAGTTCAATGATTGTGTGAATCTTTGTCTTTAATTCTTTTAATTCGTTTTGTTGTGTCAATAGAATTGTGTTCTTATAATGCTGCCAGTCAATTCTAAAGCGAGGATCTACTACACCTCCATTTAAACGCTTAATTAATTCATTAAGGGCATTTATGGTGTATAAAGTATTTGAATCTTTTTTACGGTGTACTAAAATTGTATTATCTGGAATAGAAGATACGTTGCCTTGATCTACATTATAAGTAACAACATACTCATCATTGCTTTTAATATGCAAAACGAACATTTTATTGTACATAATAGTGTACTTGGATTGCAAATCCTCTACTAAACTATCTAATTCATCTAATGTAGTAAAGGTGCAAAATAACTTGTTATTCAAATCTAATGTATTTATAGGGTTTTCGTAGTCATATTCTACCCCATAAATATTAGTAGGATTATGTAAAATTGTAGTTGATTCCATGCTTACTTTTTATTTGTAACTTTAATTTATTAAAAACCTCTTTTATTTGCTCTAAAATTTCTATTTCACTGTTATCTACATCAAAAAGAAATGAATCATAAGTGTAGAGGACTAACTTAGTATTTTTCCCTTTTAATAACTTCAATATACGATATAAAATTTGAATATTCACGCTCGTTTCCATATTTTGCAAAACGTAATTGAATAATTTTTGTGGGTTCATATTTTCTAGCTCATCACTCTTAAATTCGTAATTAGAGATAGGGCATATGAGTTTTCCTTCTGTTTGATATTTTTCCCAGTTCGTACGTATATACTCAGATGTAGCTACAAAAAACGGTAAGTCTTTATAGTTATCAAAAACTCCTCCGTATAATTGTTTAAATGTTAATTCCTTGGCCTTTGCATAATCCACATTATACATCTTAGCAAAATTTTCATGTATATCTCCTTTACCAAAATCATAATCCACAAGCCTAGCACTAAGGGTAGGGTGATAAGCAGAAATATCAAATTCAAAAAAGCAATCATTACGTGGGATAAAACTTGCCCTACACCCATTATCTTTTGGGAGAGCAGCGTAGTTAACTCCATTAAACTTGTTTGAAGGCCTGGTAGTAAGGGTTTTGAAATTATATTGTGTGTAGATAAATTCATCTTCAATTTCGTGAAAGTGTTTTTTAAATTCATTTCTATCAATTTTTATTCCATTACGCTCTATTGCATTAAATACTAACGTAGCTCGGTCATTATAAAACGGGTTTAACGCGGTATTAATGCGGTGCTCCAAATCATCATATACTTGCTCGCAAACTTCATAATGCTTGGTAATTGGCACGATTTGGTTAATCGTTAGTAAATCGGGGAATCGATTATATAAAATTGTATGAGCTGTTGTTTTTGGTAGTATATACGGAGGAAGATGCAATGTTACATCTATAAGCTGTTTAAATATCGTATAATGTAGGAACTCTTTTTTGTCCCTTACATAAATCTTATCTAAACTTTTTAACCATAAATAAACATCATCTTCAAATAATGTATTACATTCGGTATGTGATATTGGTAGAATATACCCCTTACGACCTTTAATAGGACGTACATAGAAGGAGCAAATAGAGTTTTGAGTTGGGTGTTGATATGGATTATTTGGAATAATCTCTACAAACGCTTCTTTAAAACCACTATTTTCTAAAACCTTAAATTGATCTTTATTTTCTATTAACCAAAACATTGATGTGAATATACGAAATATAATTCACTAAACCAAATTAAGACTTTAATAACCCCCTCTACTTATATTATTAGGACTTGAGAGTGTTGAAATTGGAGTTGGAGAAGTTATTGATGAAGATGTTTGAGTATTAACAGATGAAGCTAAAGTTTTTAGATATTCTTCATGAGTTTTACCTGGCATTATAGTACCATCGGGCATTGTATGAAAATCATCAGTTGGGGGGATATATAAAGTAGGGGAACTAGATTCTCCTTCTATATTCTGGTATGTAATTGAGTATGTAAAGATGTCTTGATCAGGTTTAGTTTTAGAATATTCACAAAGATCAACTAGATAGGAAGATAACGAAGGTAAATTATTATCCCTACTTACTACAACTATCATTTTAGTATTAGTTTGAATGATTTCTTCTTTAGTACCACTAATTCTCCAAGGTAAAGTAAATGCCTGATAATTAAAATAATCCCATTCTGGGTTTTTTGATTGTATATTATTGTAAGTATTTTGATCTACTTCTAAATAATTTTTAATAACCGTATTAAATAAGATGTATCTTATAAGAGTACCATTAGTATAATCTTCAGTAGTTGGAGTTGTTGCTAATGATTGAGGAATTAAATAAGTAAGATTTTTATTTACCCCAAATATTCTAAAATAATTTTCAGTAATATTTCTATTAGGAAAACCTAAACCCCCTAAAGTTAGTACAGGAGCAGAATTATTAAAAGAAGATGGTGTTGATGTTGTTATTGGAACTAATTCTTGAGTTATATTAATATAAGGTGTTTTACCTGTAAAATACTTACCTGAAGATAATTTATGGTAGTATCCCTCATATGGTACATTAGTTTCAAGGATAATAAATTCACCTAAACTTGAGTAAAGGTCTCCTTGAAATCTATGTTCTGGGATATAAGGCATAATTTATTGGTTTAGAGTTGTAATAGTACCATCAGCATCTAAACTCTGATTTGTTGGGGTTAAATTTGCTACAGCTGAAGCTAAATCAGGGTTTGATGTTGCAGCTGCTTTAAAAGTTGCTTCATTTGCTTTAAGTGCTTTATTTGTTTCTAGCATTTGTTTATAGTAACCATTTATAAAGTCATTATACTGTTTTTCTAATCCTGTTCCTGGATCAAGTATTGAACCCTGTCCACCTAAACCACCTGGGGGGCGTCCAAAATCAAATGTTTTTGTGAAGGATGCGTTTATTTTATTAGCTCTTGATCTAGCTAGTGCAGTAGTTCCTCTACCTGAACCTCCATATTCAATATGAAAATGCCCTCCAGTAGAATACTCAGTTTCTATATTGTATTCATCTATACTATTAAATAATGGGTCTCCTTTTATATATGTTAATATATAATTAAAGAAAATATTGCGTTGAACAATTTTGTTTGATTTAATAGTGAAATCTATAGCTTTTCCTATTCTATGATTACTTTTTGAACTTCCAGGATTATTTTGGTGGTATAAATCATTACCTCCTGTTATTTGGATAGGGTATTTTTTTATAGGATATTTAGTATTAATATCTTGAAAAATTATTATAGTAGCAAATGCCATTTCTTTAGTTATGTCTCCACCATTTGATAATTGTGGGCCTGGGAAATTTGGGTTTTCTAAACCATTATCACCACTTAATTTTTGAGTTACTCCTAGTTCTCTCATTTTTACCATTAAGAAATCAGCATTTGGAGTTGTCTCTTCAAATTCTTCAACTAAATCTACTTCTCCTCGTGTAGTGACTTCTTCAGTAGGATATTCATTTGCATTACCCGTAGCTTCGAATTGAGTATAGGTTTGTGATGAAAGTGAAGTAGTCCAACCCGCATCTGTAATAGAATGGTTTATACCATTAATTATAAATTGTAAAGCATCTGTGTAAAGAGATGGGAGAACTTCATTTGTAATACTAAAAGCATCAAATAATCTCATACCTGAGAGACCATCCATGTTTAAACCTAAATTAAATGGAATAAAGAAATTACCTGGGAGTCCCATTTTTGTTTTTCCTATAATGCTTTTAGTAGCTTCTCCTAAATAATATTGAGCAAAATCCCTATTAATAGATGAACAAGATCTTAAATCTTCATTACTAGAAACTTTACTATTAATATTACGTAATATATCGTAAATTTTATTTTTATTATTTAAAAATTGCTGTTGTAAGGATAATGCTATTTCTTCATTTCTATTATCAAAAGTTTGTTTATCTAAATTAGTTTCTCTTACTCTATCTGTTAAACCCCGATTCCATAATGAAAAAGCAGTAGCATTTTCTCCTATTTGATTACCATTAGTTTGAGCTCCTGCTGCTAACATATTTGCTATGTTTGAAGAAAGAGAACTTTCAATGTTTATATCTAATAAAAAACTTGCAGCTTGTTCTTTTTGAACTCCATAAGATTGAAATTTAGTAACTTCTGGTTTTGTTTCTTTAACAAGTTGAGAACAAACTAAAGGGCTATTATCATATATTTTTAGTGAGTTAGTAGTGTAATCATACCCAATTTGAAAATCATTAATTCCTCCTGTTGAAATTTGTATTTCTTCCAATAATGTCCCAAGAAAATCTTTTATTGATATATCTCCACTATCATCTGTGTTAGGGACTAAAAGAGAATTTATAAAATTAGCGTTTAATAAAATACACATTAATCTTCCTGTGTAATTTTTAGCATCATATCTTTTATCTTGGGTTCCTAATAATTCATCAATTATTGGGTTATCAGTATATTTATTTCTTCTAGCATTAAATACTTTATATGGGATGTAACATTTATCCCAATGTGTAGAGACTTGTTCTGGGAAACGGGCACAAAAATTAGTTGTATAATTAGAATCTATATTAATTATTGGAGATTTTGATGAAGAATCATAAAGGAGATTATTAGATTCAATAATGTTTAATAAAGCACCTAAACTTACATAAAAATATTCACTTTTATTTCCATCAGCAAACTTTAAAAAATCAGTAAAACCATTAGATTTGATAGTATTATCATTATCTGTTTGGTTTTTAGTTAATTTAACATAATTGTTATATATAATATTACTTACAATATTAGAATCTCTGTCCCTAATAAAAGCAGGGATTATAGGTTCTACAACCGAAGGATCTGGATCTTGGATTGATGGAGCAAGTGAACCAGTAGCATTTAGGAATCGTGGACCCTGAACTGCAGTTGCATCTTGAGGTAGTGCTAAACTTGGTGGTGGAAGGAAATCAAATTCTATTGCTTCTATTTCAGTTAGGGAGGGAGTAGATTTAGTTTCCTGCGTAATATTAAAAGATGTATTTATTTTTAAACTTTCTATTACATCACCCTGTGTAAGAACTATTATACTACATTCATAAACTCCATTAGTAAATTTCCAATTAAAGTTAGTAACTCTACCCATAAAAGCATCATAGTTACCATCAGTATTTTCTTGTTCTTGTCTAATGTTTTCTAAAAGTGTAGATGTACCTTTTCCTTCAAAAAATGAAGTAAAAGCAGGAGTATTAAAATCAATACGTGGACTAATTATCCCTTTATTGTCTAAATAAACACTATGGCCCCATTCTATTAATACATTATAACCTACTCTCATATAAAGAGTATTAATAATTTCAAATTGCTGTAAATTAGTACAAGTAAAATCGACTTTAGCTTTTCTAATAGCTCCTCTATTATAATCTTGTACAGTAACACTAGTTAAACCTGGCATTGGGGTTTTTCCAAAATCACTACCTCCAAACCCATATGAATTTTGGTTTACAATAGAGTTATTAGTAGCTACTCCAAATTTAGCACCTAATGAAGTATAAGATATTTTATCTTCTAATGCTACTCTGTCTACTGCTAAGGAACCTCCTTGTAAAACAAATTGTTTGGCAGCTTCACTACCCCCATAAGCATCTATGTTTAAAGAGGATAATTTATCTTGATCCTTAATATCAATAGCAGAAGCCATTCTTAACCAAGGAGTTTTTGATACATACTTTAAAAAATCATCATTTCTAACAGTAGTAGATAGAACTTCTTGTCTAGTATTGATTTGTTCTGTTACAAATGGTTTAAAAGGATTCCCTACTATATTAGACATAACTTATGAATTTAAGGCATTGTATGCTGCTAATACATTACTTATATTATTTGGTATTCTTAACTGTGATCCTTCTATAGGATACATAGAACTAAAAGATTGGGAGGGGTTAGCTGCTGATATTATCCAGTATAAAGTAGGATCACCATAATATCTATTAGCTAATATATCTAATCTATCACCAGTAACTGTTATAACATATATATCATTTTCAGATAAAGGTATTTCAGGGTATTTTGTACCCCGATAATACTCTATACCTTGAGTATTTCTTAATGTTTTTATATTTCGATATCTATCCATTAGAGTAAAGCACTAGTTGCTAATTCTGCTTGAGTAAGAATTTCTTCTCTATCTTCTTCATTTAAACGAGATGAAGAAAAAATATTATCATTAGACCCAATAAATTTTGCTCCTACCTCTGGTAGTATAGAATGTATTGGTTTAAAGCTTATTTGCATTTCAGCATACTTAGGTAATTGTTCAGTTGTTCCATCAGGTTCTCCATCTGCTCCTCTAGCTATTTCAAATGAAGTATCATCAGGGATAGTTATATTAACACTTTCTATAAATCCAGGTACATTATCTAAATAATCACCTAGAGTTAAATATACAATATTAGATCGCATAAAGCCACCTGAAGAGTAATCAGGTGCTGTAAGTGAAGCAATATAGTTTAATTTTCGAATTATAGGAGCAAGTTCTACCCTTGATAAAGCTGCTACTTTTAAAGTAAAACTAAAACTTCTATCAAAACCATTATATGTTTTAAAGGTTTCAGCTCTACCTACGTATTTAAAATTATTAAAACTAGCTTGAAAACTATCTGATATACCTGAAAGGTAGGCTCTTAAGTGGATATATTCCTTAGTTCCATCTGTAGAATCATTATCTAAACGAGCAATCCAAAATTTAATAAAATCACTATTTTGCATATCTTTTTCTACAGCTACTGAAGAATAGATAGGTTTCATAGTAACAGGATCTGATACTGGGTCACCAAATTGATTTATACTACCTGAATATTGATTAGTTCTGGTAAAACTTCTGTTACCAGAATCTGTAATACCATATGTGGATTGTCTATTAAATAATTGGTAGGCCGTAGAAACAAGTTTTGTTGCAGCAACTGGGTTGTTATCTTTAATAGTTTCTCTAAAATCAGATAATTGAGTAGTTGCCGAATACCTAAAAATTGTAGTACCTCTTCTCGAAAAATTAGGAGAGAATTCAGGTAAATCACTTATTGTTCTATTAGTAAATGATAAATTAGGTACAGTTGTATTATTTCTTGTACCACTTGCCCCATTACCTAACTGGATATATGAGCTATTTTGGTCTGTAACAGATACCCTATTTATAGCTGTAAAACCAATACCCCCAACAGAACCTGCCCCACCATTATAAGTTAATATATTTCCGGGGATTTGAGTAATTCCATATTGAATGGAAAAAGCACTAGCAACTCCTGCAATTTTATTTCTAGTTAGTTTTACTAATCTATTCCTATTAGGAAAATCTTCATTTTGATTAAATGTTCGTCTTTCGTAAGTTAAATTATAAGGAGTAGTAGGGAGTATACCATCTTTATTAAAATGGACTGTTCCTGTAGGATCTGCTGTTTGAGCAATTGTGTTTATTGGAAGGTAAAATCTGTCAGGAGATCCTATTGATGGGGGATTTAATCTAGCTAAAAGATTTTGTTTAGCTACAAATGCAACACCCCTCCCTGTTGAAGTATCTCCAAGGAATTGAAGTAATCTACTTGTATTACGTGCAACTATTGTTGGGCGTAAGGCTCCTCCTCTTAAAAGAAAATCCCCATACAGCTCACTTGCCCCAGTAGTATCACCTTCTGGTATAGGGGTAACTATATAGGGTTGGTTACTGCTTCCACCACCTTGTTTATCTCTACCAAAGCGTAGAGATTTTAGGTCCGTTGTAAGATCTAAAAGAGAAGGCATATATAGATATTAAAATGATGCTCCAGGAGGAAGATTATTTCTATATCTATTTACTTTTCTTTGATATTTTTCACTAGCTAAACCTTGTCTAGAAGTTTCTGGTGTTGAATATCCTATAGAACCTGCTCCAAAATTGGTATAAGCAGGAGCATTATTCTCAGGAGTACCAATATTAGAATACTCATTATGAAGTGTTGAATTACCTACAATACTTACACTATCCGGAGTAACACCAGTTGTTGGTGAAACTGGGACTGCTAAAGGTGAGCCGTCTGTATCAAACCTTTGTTGAATTGAATCAGCCATAATTATTAATTTTTATTATTGTTTATTATAAATATTGAAAGTTAAAGTTAATTCGACATTGTACGATAATTAGATGATAAAGCATTTCCTACTTTTTGACCATCTAAATAAACATCACCATTTCTATTAACTAATTCTCTAAGCAGAGATACTACTTCATCATTACTATTTCCTCCTCCTCCTAATTTAGTACCACCAGCCATTACTAATGTATCTTTAGGATGTGTTTTTATTGTAAAATCTTCAGCATTAATAGGAGAAGAAAATGTTTCACCCTGGGCTTCAAAATCTGATCTGCTTGGTACTTTTCCTCTTATTAAACCTAATATAGTACCACCACCTTCAAAGAATTTTACTACTCGTTCTATATATTCAACAAACCTATCAACAGTTCCTCCATCAATTAGATCTGTAAATATTTCTTGTACCCTAAGAAGGAGTTGGTTAAATTTATCTTGTGCACTAACTGCTTCTTTAGCTTCTTCTAATGTTTTACCTGTAAGAATCCCTTGTTCAAGTAGTTCAGCTCTTCTATCTAAAGCATTAGCTTCTGAGAGTTTTCCATTTTGTCTTAGTTGGGTTGCTTGTCTTCTTAATTCATTAGTTTCGTCTCCAGCAGTTTTTCGAATTAACTCTGATTTGTATAAAGAATCTGCTAATTCACTAGCTTGCATTCCTAAACTTTTAGCTATTGCTTCTTGTGCGATACGATTCATACCACTGAATTTTTCCGCAGTAATACCTTGTTTGGCTATTTCTTGAGTTAAACCTGCAATATCATTATTTAAAGCAAAGGTTCTTGCTTTTTCTAGATTTAATTCTCTACCCGTTATTAATTCAGCTTCCATTTCAGCTGCAATAGATGATTCAAAATCTAATAAAGAACCTCCTATATTTTCAACCTGGGCTAATGATAGGCCTAATCTATTAGCATTTAAAACGGTTTTAGCTAATTCTGCAGTACTTCCTTTAAAATTTAATCTAGTTAATTTACTAGCATTAGTAATTTGTTTCATTATTTTACTAGAATCTGCTAGTAATCCAGTTTGGTTGGCAAATGCCGCTACTTGTTCATAAATTGCATCTTTACCCGCTTCTGCACCTTCTGTATTTACCTCAAATAAGCCTTGCAATTCATTAGCTTCTTGCACAGAAAGTCCAAGTTGTTTAGTTAATTGGATTTGAGCTTCTACTTGTTCTATACTTGCAGTAGCAGTAAATTCAGATAGCTCAGCTAACTGAGTCATAGCATCAACTAGGCTTTGAGTGTCTTTATAAATACTATCTATATTACCTTTTGAGGATGTTAAGTTATTACGTAACCCACGAGCAGCTTCTTTACTAAGACTAAGACTTTTACCTAATTTAGTTACTTGAGCATCAGCTTTAAATGATAATTCAACGAATTTTTTAATCAAAAATACTATACCCCCTGCAGCTCCACCTTTACCTAGAGATGATGCTGCTGATGAAAGACCTGCTCCAATTCCTTTAAATGCAATCTTTGCAGGGCCTGCTTTTTTCCCTAAGGCATTAACACTCCCCGCAGTTTCACGTGCAGCTAATGCTGCTGCTTCAAAAGGTCCTGAAAGTTTTCGTAAACCTGGAATATCTTGTACTATGTTAGATACTCCATCAAAAAATTTTGTTTTTTTATCTATTTCTGAAGATTCTTTGGCTATATCACCAAAAGCATCAGCAACAGCTTCAGCATTATCAGCTTGGGTTTTTAAAATTTTAGCTCTTCTTCTATCAATAGCTGTACCAGAAGAAAGAAGAACATTTAGTCTAGCATTTAGTGTAGTAGCTATATTTTGTGCTTTATTCTGTTGTTCAATAGCTTTTACTGTACCACTTGAAGATTTTTTTATTTCTTCCTGAATACTAGCAAATCTACCTGCGACCGTTGATATCTTTCCAAGTTCGTCTTTTACATTAGCAAAAGCATCAGCAATATTTTTAGCTTCTTTATTAGCACCTCTTAAAGCTTCATTTGCAGATTCAGCACCAAGTCTAATTGCTTCAATATTCTTTAATTGATCATCTCCTAAAGCCATGGATATAGTATTTTATTATAAATATTAAAAAATATTATTTTTTGGCTGCTTTAGTAACATATGATGGGGGTGAAATTTTTCTATTTTTAGAAGCGGCTGCCTTAGTTTCTTCACTAGCTAAATCACCTTTATTAGGTTGGTTAGCTTTACTTTTTTTATCAAAATGTTCTTGAATTTTATTAAAAGTAAATTTTCTTAACCAAATAGGCATATTATACACAGTATCATAATCATACCCCCCATTACCATGAAAAACTATTTCATGAATCATGGAAAATATACCTACTCGTACTTTAGGTGCTAAATCAGAGGTCAGGCCAAAAAAAGTTAAGATTGATAGGTATATCAATCTCTTCCTCCTTTCCATTTACTTCTACTGTAGTAGATAGGTTAACATCAGGAGAAATTTCTTTAATGTAAATTCTTAATGCTCTAGAATCTGAGGCTAGTAACATAGTATCTACAAATTCTCTAATATCATTTTTTTCAGAAGAACCATTTATAGAAATTATTTGATGTTTTAAACGTGTAGTAACCTCAGAAGAGCTATTTTTATTAATTTTTTGAAAACCTTCTATTTCTTGAGTAATTTTTTCTTCATCAAATTCTGTTAAAAATTTAAATTCTATTTCATTTTCGGACGATGGGAGAGTAAATTTAAACGTACCATTAGATGTAATTAAAGACTCATCAAATGTTTTATTTTCTAATGTAGATAAATCTACTGAATAATTATTTTTTCCTATAGTAAATGAATAATCTTTACCATAACCTAAAACTCGTGATGCTACTATTAAAGCGTTTTTATCCCCCGGGAATAATGTTTTAATGTCAAAT